TGTTTCATAATTTATTTCCTGTATATGGATCAATTGGATCATCTTCAAATAATTCAGGATGTTCTTTTCTAAGATTTCCCATATCTTCTAAATAATCATTACCTATTTTCTCCCAATCTTTACCTATTTTTGCCCAATCACTAGTTTCATTTAATACTAAATCTTTAAGAGATTCTTCGCATTTTAATATTTCTACTTCAATAAAATCTGCGATTGGCTTATCTTTTAATTGTTCGCTGATAATAATTTCGTTCATAATTAACCTTTCAAATGACTATATTTCTTACGCTTCTCACGGATTCGTTGAATCGTTTCAAAGTCGCCTGTCTGAATAGCAATCTTCAAATCATTGTCTTCTTTGATTCTATCCAATTCATCTTGCCGTTTCTTAGCTTCGGCTAAGTCTTCGGCAGTTGTCTCTTTCTTCTGTAAGATGAAATTAACAATTCGAACGATCAATTCAATTATTGCTGTTATTAGTTTCATTTTTCTTCTGCTTGGCCTCAATCTTCATCAATCCTTCATGAACAAATGCCACAAATGCCTTATGATGATCTTGAAGTGCTATTAATTTATTACCTACATTCATATTCATTTCACTTAATCTCGCAACTTGTCCATATAAGTTAGCAATCTTGATACTCTTAGCATCCTCTTCACTAATTTCAAGAGATTTCTCTGTAAGAAGTTTTTCAAACTCTACAATATCTAATAAATCTTGTGTCTTATTAAAAAGATTCTCTTCAAATAAGTTCATTTAACTCTTTCTCCCTAGTCTTTGAAGACATCATAATCGTTTTACCAATAGTCGGATGTGTTCGAACCAAATCACGAATAGCTTTTTGCATTACATATTCAAGATGGTCAAACACATCTGCTGAGACTCTTGTGAATTTCTTCGTTCTAGTGTCTTCTGCAACACTTAGAACGAATTTCTTACAAGCTGATCTATTGATGAGTGATGCCATTAGCGTTTCTCATTTAAAAGGACTTGGACACTTTGCATATAAGGTTCGTCTTGGATTACTTCCTTGATTTGACGTTCCTTCTGTACTGCATTAGACTGTAACCAGCCCACCAAATTGCCTTCTTCAACGATCCACGTTCTTCCACCTGCCATAATTGTTATTTGCATATTATTTCAAACTCCCTGCTTCTTTAATTACTTGACTAACTTCATCTGAAATAGGTTTCTTAGTTTTAACATCCTTCTCAACACGTACACGTTTCTTCATGTCACGACTTGAGCGTAAAGGCTTACGAGGCACAGGTGAACTATTCTCGAAAGTTCTACCACCACACTGAGGACACTTATCCTTCAACTTACACACTTCTGATCCATAACCACAACTTTCACACCACATATTATGTTTCCTTTCGCATTTTTAGTATCTTCTGTTTATTAATTTCGTCCAAAACTCTTTGATCATAAATAGTCGTAGCAGCTTTTGTTCGCAACATTGCAAACTTCTTGCCAAAAGAATTCACAATAAAGGTTCCAGCTTTAATTTTTACTTCCTTACCCTTCTGAACTTCATCTACATTCTCAGAAAGGAACTCTAATGTTAAGTCTTTCTTATCAAACTTAATAACCTTGAGCTTCAATCCGTTTACTTCAACGATTTCATCAGGCTGAATCAAACAAAATCCTCTAGAATCTTGTTGTTCTTGATTCTCACGCACTTTAATTACATCTTGTTCTTGCATATTATTTTACCTTTGGTTTTCTTCCACGCTTTTTAGGAGCTTCCTCAACTTCATTAGATAATAGTTTATCACCCTTTACTGATTTGTCAAGTTTTTTAGCAGCCTTAATAAACTTTTTAGCTTCTTTAGGGTCTTGAAGATTATTACAAATCTCTCCTAACATATGTACTATCGCATAATTGGTTAAAGCCTTTTCATCTGTAGCAATTTTCTCCAATGCATACGCACATAATGTCTTTGTCTCTTCATCTGTCAAGTCCATATCATATTCTACCATATCCACAATTCGTTCATTAGTCAAATTCATACCGTTCCTCATCTTTCTATTAAGAATATAACAAACTTTTAAGTTAAATCAAGTATAAATCTTGCAAAAACGAGAAATGGTTATAAATACTTGTATATATGAGTGTTATAGAAACAAATTCGTTGATTGAAGAGTTGAAAAATCTTAATTCTGATTTAAGTGGTGGATTAAAAGATATGAAACGTACTACTATCGATCTAAATAGTAAGTTTAATAATTCTATTTCAACTATAACACCAATTATAACATCAACCACACCAACAACTAGTTCTATACCTATCTTACCACCAAAACAACCATTAAATATGGATGGATTAAGTGATTTCGTGTTATCTAAAACAGAAGAATTGGTAATTAATGGATTAGATACTGTTAAAGACCTTCAGCAGACCGTAGGATTAACTATGGACGGAAAGGTTATCGCCGCCTTTGCAAACGTTATTGCCGCCACTAACACGGCTCTAGCCACTTTAAATGCCATAAATATTGAGCGTAGTAAACAAAAAGCAGCTAAAGAATTAAAAGAGATGGATATTGCTGCTAAAAAAGCTATTGGACCTGCAAATAATACTAAAAATGTCGTTAATCTCATCGCAAATAGAGAGGTCATACTTAAAATGTTAGAGGAAACATCAAATACACCTATAAAAGGGGAAATAATTGATTTGACCTCCGATGATTATAGCGTTCAAAACACTAAATAGTTATAGCAGTAATCAAAGAAGGTATGAACTTCTTTGAAACAGGTGGAGTAATCTACCTACTGTCCTGCTACAGAAGTATTTAAGGAGTAATATCATGAATCAAGTAGAATCTACAAAGAAATGTTCAAAATGTCAAAACATTAAACCTTTATCAGAGTTTAGTAAAAATAAGTCACATCATGACGGATATAATAATTACTGTAAATGTTGTCGTAAACAATATTCTATAGAAAATCGTAATCAAAGACAAAAACATGATAAAAAGTATCAAAATTCGCACTCAATCTCATATAAACAATATCAAAAACAATACGGTAAATTATGGCGTGAGATAAATAAAAATAAAAGAACAACACAAGCTAATTTTAGATATAACTCTGATATTAAATTTAAACTTTTACAGATTTTACGTAGTCGTATAAATTATGCAATACATAAAAATTCTAAAAATGAACATTCGATTGATTTATTAATGTGTACTGTTAATGAATGGAAAAGGCATCTTGAAGTGCAATTTGTTAATGGTATGTCTTGGGAAAATTATGGTAATAAAGAAAATCAGTGGTCAGTAGATCACATAATACCATGTAATTTCTTCAATCTAAGTGATCCGGTAGAACAATATATGTGTTTTAGATATGAAAATACTAGACCTTTATGGCATATTGATAATTTACGTAAATCTAATAAAATAATTTAAATAGAACCCTTTTTCCATACCCACATAGGTTCGGCAAAGATACCTTCCTTGTCAGCATTGGTATTTGGTCGTTTAGCCATTCTTAAACCTAATGCACCTTGATATTCTGAACCTTTAAGTGTGTTAATATAATCGTTCATTGGATCACAAATATGATTAATCGTATGATTTGAGTACACATCTGATATATTGATTATCATATGTCCACCTTCTTTTAAATTAACCCAAAAACATCGTATAGATTCAAATAAAAATCCTGCTAACCAATCATCAAGCTTCTTAAATTTCTTAAAAGATTGATCCGCATCTTGTGTATATCTCTCTATATTGAAATAGGGACACGACGTAAATATTAAGTCTACTTTTTCACCTAATGTTACATCTTCCGCACACCAAGGCAACATTTTAGCACTCTTATCTTTACATATAGAATTATACATCGTAATCTGGTCATTATATCCAGCAATTAGATTTTTATTTGGATCGATTCCTATATATTCTTTAGCAGATGATGCATAAAATCCTGTTAATCTATCACCCCATCCTGATGAAAAATCCAATACAACGCCATTTGGTGCATATCTATTATAAATATATTTAGCTACAGATGGTTTAAATTGTGATGCAATATATTTACGCATACCTATAGCTTGTTTAAATGTGCTCATAGTAATACTACCCGTAATCAATCCACTCCAAAAGTAATTCATTAATGTAAGCATAAATTTATCATTATTCCATACTCTAATTGGTGATGGTGAATTAATGGAGTCACACGCTAACCTGTTATCCATGTGATAATAGTTAGAAGCTTGAAGTCCTGCATTGCTACCGTTTAGATATATAAAATTATTAATGTCTTCATACTCCAAAGGCCATTTATAGTCATATCGTGTATGCCAATATTCATAATTTTCTATCTTTACACTATCCTCTACAATTAAATTATTGAAATCCTTAATAACTTGGTCAACTGTGGGTTTACTAAATGGTAATGGTATATTATAAATACGAATAGCTTTTAACATTTCTAATTTAATTTGATCTTTTGTGTATGTCGTATTGAGAGCATTCCAATATTCATTAGATATATTAAATTCTCCGTCTTTTATAAAGTTGATATAATTTAATTCCATGTATATGACTATATCATATATGGTACACAAAGCAACATTATTCTACATGGTATCTATAATAATATAATCCTACTTTATATTTTAAGATTTCTTTATTTTTCTGACAACATTTAACTATATTGGATGTATATGAATTATTTTCCGTTGCTGTATCTTTAATGGTGTCATATATTTTAATAACATTTAGTGTTATTGGACAGATTTTATCTATTTTTCTTCTGTTAACTGATGGTTTACCAAAATTAAAATTACCACACCCGCTATTCTTCTCTGATAAAAATATTAGATACTCGTTAGTAAAGGTTGGTGCCAACGTGCCATTTTTAATCTTTGTTGCTATTCTTTTTAATGTAGCTTCTTTAGTTTTTGGTATACCTTTTAAAGCTTGTGATATTTTATTTTTATGTTCTTCTGACATTTTTCCGTTTTTATCTCTACGTTTTGTTGCTAAATAACACTTCATTTTTGTTTCGTCAGTATGTTTTTTATTTAAATTTATATTTCTTAATTTTTCTTTTGTAGTCTCATTATGTAATCTAGGTGCTATTGGCATATCTACATTATATCCCAAATTACGATCAAAACTATTATAATAATTACACCAAAAGGTTTCTCGTTCTTTTAATTGCTCAAATTTACATTCTTCTATAATATCAAATTTAAAATTTTCTACCCCATGTTTCGTTATAGAACTTTGTATATATGTAGGATATTTTTTAGGATATTTTTTATGTTCTTTCCATCTACGTAAAATATTATTAGATGAACCTATATAAATCTTATTATTAAGAATGTTTATTATTTTATAAATACCTGTAATTTTTGTTTTCATATAACTATTTATAATGTAATGTTCTAAAGTAAAGTAAAAAAGTATAAAAAAAGAAGAGGTTATTTCTAACCTCTTCGTAAAGAAAAGGGTTACTTTCATAACCCCTTGATCTACAATGATTTACATGTAGACGTGTGCGGCCCCGGGCACAAAGGCTTCACCAAGACCCTTGACTATCAACAAGTGATAGAACATAGAGCTTCCGAAGATATGATCTACAACACCATAACGTGTAAGCAAACCAACTCTTGGTGCAAAGTCATTAGGTCCAATTGTGCGTTGAATCATAACCGGGATGTAAGGACAGTATACCAAACCAGTGTCATAATAATCAGCACCCTTGTATCCAAGCAATGCGTATTCTACGATAGCGGTACGTTGACCCTGTTGGTACTGGGCTTCTGTACGTGTATCTCTGTAGATATTAAAACGACCACCGACTGAACCAACCTTGGCAATACCCGTAGGCTGTGTATTGACAGTTCCATTCACTTGCATGAACTTGAACTCAGGAAGGTTTTCCAAGATTGAACACACTCTTGGTGTTGCAATAATGAAGTTAGCAGGACCACGACGATTGTTGATAGCAATACGGTTTGCTTCAATAATGATACGGGCATACAAGTCACGATTACGTTCACCGATCCAACGGGCATCAGCAGAACCAGCGTACCAGAATGAATAACCCTTACCCTTGTTTGTAGGTCCACCAGCGGTTAAGCAGATTTGAACCATACGCATAATCATTTCACGGTCAATTTCAGCCTGAATTTCATAACTCATTGCATTGGTCATTTCTGAGTCAATGTCAATACCGTTCATGTTCTTCAAGTCTTGTTCCAACTCAACGCTCCACTTTGCAGCTAAACGTCTTGTACCAGCTTCAACGCTTGTCTTCTCCATACTGATAGTCATCTGAGGAATCTTACCAGACATTTCGAATTGAGCAAGAAGGGCTGCTACACCAGAGTCAACTCCATTGTATGCAGGATCAAATACTCCAGCTAAACCAACTAAGCTGTTTGAGCTTACGCCAGTATGCATAGTATTAAGATTATTCCAACCAACTTCGGTCTGACCTGAAAGTACTGTATTACTAGTACCTGTCCAAGTATTACCACCAACGCCATTAGCTGTCCAACCAGAAGGATCACGACCATCACTATTACCCGTATATCCACCAAGACTGTTATCATCATAGCGGTAACGAAGTGCGAAAGCCAAACCAACGGGTCCACTCATAGGCTGAACA